TTCCTTAATCCTAATCTGTATGCTTCCTTTTCGTTATGCGAATAATCGCACCATTCTAAATTATCAACACAGTTATTCAGTTTATTCCCATCTATATGATTTATAATTGGATACTTTTTAGGATTAGGAATAAAAGCCTCCGCTACTAACCTATGTACCCTCATCATTTTATTTTTACCACTCTTGCTTAATACACAAAGATAATATCCCTTTGAAATTACATTCTTTCTTATTTTTAATTCGACTTTTTGTTTTTTAGAACCGTTATTTTTATATCTTTCTAACGATTTAATTCTGCCCTTATTGGATACTTGATATATTCCTTTGTATCCTTTAACGTCTTTCCATGTTTCTTTCATTTTTACCAACTTTCTACCAACTTATAAAAATAGCACAGAGCAAGCAAGTTGGTGTGCCTTTCAATAAGGTAGCTACTCCTTATCTAGCTCTATGCTGTTATTATATCATATTTTATTTTTTATTTCTACTATTCTTGTATATTTGACAAAATTGCATCCACACTTGGCTCACTTGCTTTTATTTCTTCTATTGCTTTTTGACTATCTTCTAAAGTTTCATCTGGGTGTAACCATTGTCTTACTTCTACCTCTGATACAATTCCTTTACTTTGTGCTGTCATTAATTGACTAAATGCTTCTTGACTATCTTCTAATAAACTATAATCCCAATCAAAACTTACTTCATATTCTCCCTGTGGTGTTAAATTATAAGCATTGGCTAATACATTAGCACTATATAAAAAATCTTCTATTCCTTTTTCTATATTACTACGCATATCATCAACTATTGTAAATGTATCATACATACTTCTTTTTATTTCTGTTGCTGTTGCATTTGCTGTATTTACTTCACTTAATATTCCTGCTGATGTTCCTATTTCGTGTTCTAGTCTTTTAAACAACTCTTGTAATCTTTCTGTAAATGGTCTAAATGCAGGATCAAATACTTCAAAAAAATTATCATCTCCAGCATCTACTTTTTTAAATAATCCATTTAAAGGTAATGAGTCTTTTCCATTAAACATTGTACTATCTGCACCTACAAAAGCTTCTTTTAGTTTATATTCTCTATAAAGTTGTTTCATTGTTTCTTTTATTTCTGCAATTGTACTATCACAACCATAAGTTATTGGCACTCCATATTTATCATCTGTCTTTCTATTATTTATAGGGCTTTTAATATATCCAAATAATGCTCTATCTACTCCAGTTATTACTTTTTTTAGTTCTATGTTTTTCCAAAAGTCTGGAACTGCAACTTCATGTCCATTTTCATCTGTAAACTTTTGTGTTATTTCTATATTACCATTTCTTACTTTGTAATTAGTCAATCTGTAATATGTTTTACTATTTCCTATTCCTTTATTTACTGTTTTTTTATCTGCTATTATAGTTGCCCCTATTATGTTTTCTCCCTCTGTTTCATCTATTGTTACTCTACTTTGTGAAACTATATTATAATATATCTTTCCACTTTTAACATAAGGTACTAATATAACTCCACCATAACCAAATCCCATTGATGTTATTTTCTTTGCTTTTTTCCACATTGATTGCGTTGTTTTATCTAATAGCTCTACTCTTGCATTTTCTCCTGTAATATTTACATTGCTGTCGTTAATAACATAGTTTGCTAGCTTGTTACTAATATTGAGTTAAAATTAATCTCATCTATTCTTTCGTATTCGACTGCATACTTTTGATTGTCCTCTACTTCTTTTTGAGTTGTTTGTGATTGGATATTAAATAGTCTGAATATCCACATAATAAATTTTTGAAACACTCTTTTTTTCCTCCTTTTTTGTTATTATGTTTACTTTGTTTATCTTTTGTTGATATTTATATATTTTGTAAAAATATGGTCAAAGTGTTTTCTCGGCTTTTTTCGATACTTTTATTTACATTATGTTAATCTTTTTCTTTCAGTTACATCATTTATCTGCCTCATAAACTTTGTCCAACTGTATTCAAATGCGTCCATTGTATCAATATCACTTGTAAAATCATCTAGTCTTGTATCTTCTTTTGCATCTTCATCCCATAATGCACTTGATATTGCTTCTACTAATGTTTTACATTCTTCTTCTATATACCAAAACATATCATAAGCTAGCATTGTTCTAAATAAATCTATTCTATCATTTATTGGTTCTTTTATACAACCTCTTACTAAAGCATTTAATCCTCGCTCTGGTGCTCCTTTTCTTAATCCCCTTATCAATACAACTTCTTCATTATCTGGAAATATATAATCTATATTGCAATTATACTTATATTCCATCTTTTTTGCAAATTCTATTTCTAGTTCAAATAAATCATCTGGGTCTATATCTCCCATGTGCTTTTCACTACCTAATGCTATTATTGTTTTAAAGTCATAACTTATTCTAGTACAGACAAAAGCCTGTCCTGACTTATTCCCACCATAGTCTATTCCAATTATTGTATATCCTTGTGGAAGTGGTTTATCTTTATCCCATATATATTTCTTTGGATTATCTGCAAATCTTTTATATATCAATCCTTCTGCATTACACCATTGTCCTAATATAAGCCTATTATAATATACTGTTCCCTCATATTCTTTGCATAAATTGTCAATAAACTCTTTACTTAAAAATGGATTATCAAATATTGTATAGCTTTGTACATAAGCATCTATCCCTTTTTCTTCTATTGTGTCTAAAAAGTCAACTTTAAACCAATGTGTGTTACTTTCTGGGTTCAATGCACCATCAAAGCAACTATATGGTTTATCTAAAGAACCTTGTATCATAATAAATACATCTTGACACCATTTTGCTATTTCATCTCCATAAGCATACTTAATTGAAGTACCTTGTATTTTGCTTACTTGATTTGCTTTTTCGCAACCCAAACAATATACTTCCTCTCCAAATAAATAAGCTATATTTTGACTATTTATAGCAGTTATAAGCTCATTCCCATATATTTCCCTTAATGGTTGCAATACGTTTCTTTCTATTGTCCCTTTTGATACTCCAAATATAACATTTAATCCATCTTTACCTTTTCTTTCTATTATTCTTTTAGGTATCATATAAAGAATATCAAGATAAGTTTTACCACATCTTCTGGCTCCTATCTTGATATTAAATCTGTGATGTGCATTTCTTATATATTCTTTTTGCTTATCACTTATTATCATTTACTTGCTTCTTCCTCTATTTTATTTAATAATTCTTCTACTTTAACAAGTTGTTTACTTTCTACTTCAAATGTATCCCTTTGTTTTAAATATTGCTTGCCGTAACCATATTGCCATTGTCGGATTCTTTTCTGCAAGTTGTAATTGATATCTTCTTAAGGCTATTTTGCCACCTTCTTTTTTTTGTTCGTATACAGTCGCAAAGTCTCCGCCATAAGTAGCCTTACACCATCTTAATAAAGTATCCTTACTAACATCAAACCAACTCATTATTTCTGTTTCAGTACATTGCATTTTACATAAATTTTCAAATTGCTTTTGGTCTATTTTTATTTGTGCTTGTTTTATCTGTCCCTTTGCCACTATATCACTTCCTTTTTATCTTTTATTTTTTAAACTTCTTTTCTAAATCAAATACTGTATATTTATTATATTTCATAGGTCTATCTGTTTTACTTTGCAATTCCTTTAACTTATTCCAATACTTTGGTAGATATTTATAATAATTTTCTAATTCCTTTAAATTCTTATTACAACAACACCAACAACTTACTCTGTCTAATAATGAATATAATTCTATTCCATCTTCATTCCAATTATAGCCTTTATTATAGCAATATTTTAAACAATCTTTTTCTGTCATTTTCCATTCTGCTAAAGGAAATAGTTTGTTACCTTTTCTTTCTTTGCTTAATCTGTTTTGTTCATCATAAGCTATTCCAACATATTCATAATTACCTTTGCAATGTTTTTCTATTGCCTTTAACTTTTCTGTTGTTCCCCATCTACACCTTCCGCCACACCAACTGTATCCTTTTCCTATTGTACCATTTCTTTTCTTTACTGGCTTTTCAAACATTGTATATAAAAATGTTTCTTTTGGTTTTAGTTCTGTGTATTTTATATTATGTGCTTTTAATAGTTTTAATACTTTTTTTTTCAAATTGTAAATACATTCAAATTCCATTCCTGTATCATAAAAGACAACTTCATCTAAAGATTTATTTTCTTCAATTAATCTTAATAACATTGCCAAACTATCT